GCCCTGGGTGCGCTCGGGGCGATGGCGCGCTTCTCCTCCACCGACCGGCCGCTGCTGACCCGCGCCTATCTGCTGCACGCGCTGGCCGGCGGCAGCCTGGGCACCGGCGCCTGGCTCATCGCGCATGCCTTCGAGCTCGATGGCTGGTGGCTCTTCGCCGTGGCGTGGCTGGCCGGCACGTTGGGCTATGCCGCGCTACACGATCTGCTGCTGCGGATTCTCAGCCGCAAATTCGGCGGGCGCTGATCCATGCGGTTCGGGGCCAGCATCGTCGGCGACCTACGCAAGGTGCTGGCCGAGGAGGTGCGCGCCGGCGAGCGCGCGGCCATGACCGCGATCCGCGCCGAGACCGACCAGGTGAAGGGGGATCTGCGCCGGCAGGTCACCACCGCCTTCTCGGGCAACGCGCGCGGCATCGCCAATGCCTGGCGGTCGATGATCTTCCCCCGATCCGGGCAGTCGCTGCGGCCGGCCGGGCTGGTGTTCACCAAGGTGCCGAATGTCATCGATGCCTTCGAGCGCGGCGCGCTGATCCGGGCCAAGGGTGGCGGGAAGTTCCTGGCCATCCCGACCGGCTTCAATGCAGCGCGCGGACGGCGTGGTCGCGGCGAGAAGGGCATGCGGGTGACGCCCGCGCAGATGGTCGCCTCCGGCCAGGCCTTCCTGCGGCCGTTCAAATCCGGCCGCGGCTTCGTGTGGTGCCTGCCACTGCGCCAGGGCGAGAAGACCGGGCGGCGGCGCAGGACCCGGTTGGTCGCGGGCGGCGTGACCGAGGTCGGCACCGCCAATCGCAAGGGCCGTGAGGCCTGGGCGCGCGGGCTGCTGGAGCAGGGGATGGTGCCGATGTTCCTCCTCCTGCCCCAGGTGAAGCTCGCCAAGCGCCTCGATGTGCGCGGCGCGGCCGAGCGCGGGCTGCGCCGGCTGCCGGGTAGGTTTGTCGCCGCCTGGGAACGCGAGAGCGGGCGGGCTGCATGAGCGCGCGCGGTCGCCTCCTCCTGCTGCTTGCCCTGGTCGTGCTGTCCTGGGCCGCCGTCCCTATCGGCTTGGCGCTCACCTGGGTCGCCGGGCGCTTCTTCGCATCCATGCTGGGGTGGTCATGAGCGTGCGCGAAACCGCCATCGCTGCGCTGCACAGCCGGCTTGTCACGTCGCTGGGCGCCAGGAACCCGGTGCCGGTCGTGCTGCGCGGCGAGACCATCCCGCAGCGCATCCCGCCCGGGGGCCTGGTGGTCGTCCGCGAGGGCGAGACAGTGGAGGAGACGCCCATCCTCTCCCCGCTGGCCTGGCAGGTCGAGCATCGTGCCGAGGTCGAGATCACTGTCGCCGGCACCACGCCCGCCGCGCGCAATACCCTGCTCGATGCGCTGCTGGTGGATGTCGGCGCAGCCATCAGCGCCAACCGGACCCTCGGTGGCGCCGTCGAATGGGCGCAGCCCGGCAGCGCATCCTTCGAGGACGTCGAGTTCGAAGGTGCGGCCGCCGCCCGCGCTGCCGCCATCCCCGTCACCCTCTGGTTCACCGTCGCCGGCTCGCCGCTGGCCTGATCCCCCTCAAGGAGAAAGCCCATGCCCCGTGCCATCGGCGCGAATTGCCGCCTGCTCATGCTGCCCGAAACCATCTACGGCACCGCACCCGGCAGCAATTGGCGGCGCATGCCCTTCCTGTCCTGCGATCTCGGCGCCGAGCAGCCGCTGCTCGATGCCGACGTCATCGGCGTGGGCAGCAACCGGGATCCCGCCGCGCCCTTCCTCGACACGGTGACGGTCGCCGGGCAGGCCGTGGTGCCGGTCGACCTGATCAACATTGGCCACTGGCTGCGCCTGCTGCTGGGTGCGCCCACCACCACCGGCACCACCAACTTCATCCATACCTTCGGCTCGGGCGCAGCGTCGCTGCCGAGCAACGCCATGGAGATCGGCTATCCGGACGTGCCGTCCTTCGACGTCTGCACCGGCGTGCGCGCTGACACGCTGGAAATGGACTTCACACCGACCGGCGCGGCGACCGCGACCTTCGGGCTGCTCGGCCAGGGCTCGGCGCGCACCGGCGCCACGTCGGGTGGCACGCCGACCAGCGCGGCTTACACCGCCTTCAACAAGGCCCAAGGGTCCATCACGCGCAGCGGTTCGGCGCTGGCGCAGGTCACAGGCGCGCGCCTCACCTATGCCAACGGCATGGAGGCGGTGCGCACCATCCGCGCCGATCGCCGCGTCGAAGGCGTGGATCCCGGCATCGCCCGCTGCACCGGCCAGATCACAGTGCGCTTCGAGAACACGACACTACTCGCCCAGGCGCAGGCCGGCACCTCGGCGGAATTCGCGCTGGCCTTCACCATCGACGCAAACCGCAGCCTGACCATCACGCTGCACGAGGTCTATCTGGCCCTCGCGAAGACGCCAATCGAGGGGCCGGCCGGCGTCGAGGCGAGCTTCGATTTCCGCGCCGCGTTCAACGCGACGGCGACGCGGATGATGACGGCGGTGCTGCGGAATCAGCAGGCCGGGACGGAGTACGCATAAACCAGCGGACCGCGAGGTTAGACCGGGCGTCACTCAACGATGCGAAGCGACCGCGTATTCAGCGCGGAGCGGGCTCGTTGGATGGCTTGCTCCTTCGCTCCGAGGTCAGGCGCAGCGATAATCGCTTCCAATATTTCTTGAAAAACATCATGACGCTGGAGCCGCATAAGAACACCCACTTGATCCAGTCCATTGGGAACAACATCCACGGTATATGAGTTGTTTTTTACGTCGATCGTGTACGACAGTCGGAGATCATAACGTTTCAGCATTCGCCCAGCGCTATCGAGGGCACTGCGTAGAAGAATGGCTTCATCACCGGGTTGGCGTTCCATAACTGAGTTCTCCTCCTCGGTTACCGATACTCTGTACGGTGCCGCTCCGGCTGCGAGAGCAATCCTTCAACGGATCGCTGGTGATGATGATGGCAGTGCTGCAGGATCTACAGGCAGGCACGGAGTACGCGTGATCAACCGCGCTCACCGGACAGGTCCGCCAGTAGCGTGGCGAGGTCCTGCGATGCATGTACCATCCGGAGGATACGGGGTGGCTTCGTGTCGGGCTCGTAGACAATGAGATACGGAGAGTTCCGGAGAACGAAAAATCTGAATTGCTCCGGCGCGAACTCCGTGCGCACCGGCCCAATGTGCGGGTGCTCCCCAATGGACTTCGCGGCGCGGTTTGCCGCGACGCGCAAGCGGTCCGCCGCAGCGGAATCCTCTCGGGCGATCCACGCCACGGCCTGACTCAGGTCGGCCAGTGCCTCTCGCGTAAACCGCGCGACTATCTGCGCTCGCGCGGGACTCAAGCGCGTTGCTTGGCCGCGGCGATCACCGCCTTGAGCTCCGCGTCCACGTCCTCCGCCGAAATCGTACCCTCGCGGTCGGCGCGGGCGCTGACGTCGCAGAGCATGGCCACGAAGCGCTCGCGACGCTCCTCCGCCTCCTGCATGAGGCGCACGGCGTGGCGCATGACCTCGCTCGCGCTGGCAAAGCGGCCCGAGGCCACACGCGCCTCGATGAACTGCTGCTGTTCCGGCGTCAGGCTGACATTGGGCACCGCACATCCTCCTTCGACACCTATGGCCAACTTGGCCATTGGTGGGTCGCGGGTCAAGGCCAACCCTCCAGGAGACCCTTCAATGCTCACCCTCGACCTTCCCACCGAGCCGTACTGGCTCGACCTGCCGCGCGGCGTCCGCGTCGAAATCCGCCCCGTCACCACCGCCGTGATGGCCGCCGCACAGGCAGGCTCCGCCCGTCGCCTCGGCGCGCTACGCGCAGCCGAGGCCGACCTCGACCCCGACATGGCGCGCGGCCTGGCCTTCTCCTTCCTAGTCAAGGCGCTCGCCCGCCACGCCGTCACCGCCTGGGAGGGTGTGGGCGATCCCGCCGGCAAGCCGCTGCCGCTCTCGCCCGAGGCCGTCGAGCGCCTTATGGACATGGACGAGATGGCCGCCGCCTTCTGGGACCGCGCCACCGGCCCGGTCGCCGCCGTGGCGCTGGAGGGAAACGGCTAAGGGCCCGGGCCGAGTGGCACTTCGGACAGGGCCCTGACTACTGCCGCGGCTGCGCGGCGCTCGATCGCGACTGCGGTCTTTCCTGTCCCTACGCCGCCCATGCCCCGGCCAGCGTCGAGGGCACCGCATGCTGGGTCGCCGGCACCAGCTGCGCCACGGCGACCATGGCCGACCTCGATCTCGACATGCCGGCCGCGCTCGCCACCGCCCGCGAGATGGGCGCCTCCGGCTGGGCTGCCGCTGAACTGCTGCTGGCCCTGCGCATGGGCATCGCCGCCGGCAGCGCCGCGCGCCGCACTGATCCCCCCGGGTCCTGACCACCCCACCGACGCAGGAGGCGTGACGCATGGCTGACGCCACCCGCCGCGTCTCCGTACGGCTGTCGCTGGACGATGCCGCCCGGGTCAAGCAGGAGCTGCGCGAGGTCGGCGAGACCGGACAGCGCAGCCTGGAGCGCATCCAGGGCGGCGCCGATCGCGCCTCCCGCGCGCTCGACCTGCTCGATGTCGCCGTCCGAGGCGTGCAGATCGCCGGCCTCGCCGCCGGGCTGCGCGCCGTGGTGGTGGCGGGCGACGCGCTCACCCAGTCCATGGGCCGGCTGAACACCGCGCTGGGTTCTGTCGATCGCGCCGGCGAGATCTACGACCGCCTGTATCGCGACAGCCTGCAGACCGGCGTGGCGGTGCGCGAGAGCGTGGACGCCTTCGCCCGCTTCTCAATTGCGGCGCGCGAGATCGGCGCCACCTCCGACCAGGTCGCCACCCTGGTCGGCGGCCTGCAGCGCATCGCCATCGCGTCGGGCGCCAGCCAGCAGGAGATCGCCTCCTCCACCCAGCAGCTCGCCCAGGCACTGGCGTCGGGCACGCTGCAGGGCGACGAGCTGCGCTCGATCCTGGAGGGCCTGCCCACCCTGGCGCAGGCGCTGGCGCGCGAGCTCGGCGTCTCCATCGGCGAACTGCGCAAGCTCGGTTCCGAGGGCAAGCTCACCGCCGACACGGTTTTCCCGGCGCTGCTGCGTGCCGTCCAGCGGCTGAACGGCGAGTTCGAGCGCGCCCCGCTCTCGGTGGGCCGCGCCTTTGGGCAGCTCACCGTTGCCGCTGACCAGTTCCTCGCCCGGCTCGACCAGGCCATTGGCCTGTCCAACGCGCTGGCGCGTGCGCTGTCCGGTGCCGCCCGCGTGCTGGATGGCGTGCGCCGTGGCTCGGGCTTGCTGCTGCCCAGCGAGCAGGAGGCCGACCGCCGCGCCCAGGCCGAGGCCCTGCGCGCCCAGATCGCCCGCCTCGAGGCGGACAGTGACGGCCGCGACAGCCTGCGCTCGCAGCCCCGGCGCGGTTCGATCCGCGGCGGCCTGGTCGGCACCGCCCAGCAGCAGGCGGGCGTGGATCGCGCTGCCCGGCTGGAGGAACTCCGCCGCCAGTACAGCGAACTGCAGGAGGAGATCACCCGCGGCGAGGCGGCGGCCGGCGAGCGCCAGCGCACCGAGCAGGAGAGCGCCGCCGGCCAGACCGCCGAGGCCCGCCGTCGCCGCACGGCCGCCGACGCCGAGGAACTGCGCAAGGCGCTCGACGACCGCTTCCGCATCAACAGCGAGTACGAGGACCGCGTCCGCCGCCTGCGCGAGGCCGAGGCTGCGGGCGGCATCACCGCGGCCGACCGCACCCGCCTCGAGACGCTTGCCCTGCGCGAGCGCGACGAGGCCCTGCGCCGCATCGAGGGCACCACGCGGCGCGTGGCCGCCATCCCGCGCCCCGACCGCGAGGCCGAGCGCGAGATCAACGACATCATCCGCGAGCGCGAGCGGCTGATCCAGAACAACGAGAACGCCCAGGAGCGCTACACAAGGCGCCTGGAAACCCTCGGCCGGCTGGTCGAGCGCTCCGAGCGCATCGGCCAGCCCATCCCCGACGAGACCGTCTCGCGCGAGGCCAATGCCGCGCTGGAGGAACTGGAGCGCAGCCAGCAGCGCGTCCAGCAGGCGACCGAGCGCACCAGCAACACGGCGCGCGAACTCGGCCTGACCTTCTCCTCGGCCTTCGAGGACGCGATCATCAAGGGCGAGAGTTTTTCCAAGGTGCTGCAGGGCATCCTGCAGGACATCGCCCGCATCGTCGTCCGCCGCACCATCACCGAGCCGCTCGGCACGGCGGTGACCTCCAGCCTCGGTGGCTTTGACTTCGGCTCGATCTTCTCCGGCATCGGCTCCGCGCTCGGCGGGTTGTTCCGCGCCGAGGGCGGGCCGGTGGCGGGCGGGCAGCCCTACATCGTCGGCGAGCGCGGCCCCGAATGGTTCGTGCCGCGCTCCGCAGGCACGGTGCTGCCGAATGGCATGGCGCCGGGCGGGCCGGTGATCAACCAGAGCATCACCATCGATGCGCGCGGCGCCGATGCCGGGGTCGAGGCGCGGCTGCGGGTGCTCTCGGCGCAGATCGTCCGCCAGGCGAGCGCGGCGACGCTCGACGCCATTCGCCGCGGCGGCAGCGCCACCTCCATCGTGCGGGGATAGGGCCATGACGGAATACGCCTGGCCCAGCGTGCTGCGCCCGTCGCGGCTGAGCTTCTACCTCCAGCACAACACCTTGCGCTTTGTCTCGCCGGTCACCCGCGCCACCCAGGTGCTGCGGCGCGAGGGTGCGCGCTGGGTGGCGGAGGCCAGCTTCGAGCCGCTCGGGCGCGTGCAGGCCGGTGTGATGGATGGGTTGCTGGCGGCACTGGCCGGTTCCGCCAACACGGTGCGCATCTGGGACTGGCGGCGGGAGTACCGCACCGGCGATCCGCGCAGCCAGGGCGACGTGCCGACCGGGCCCTACTCCTTCTCGGACGCGACCATCTTCACCGACGGGACCGGGCTGGTCGTCGGCTCTGGCAATCCGTCCCTGGCGGCCGGTGCGCCGCGTGGCGCGTTGTCGATCGTGACGCAGGGCTGGTGGCCGAGCACCGTGGCGGTCGGCGCCGGCGACTACATCGGCCTCGGCGGGCGGCTCTACATCGCCACCGCCGCGGTCACGGCGTCCGGTGCCGGCACCGCCACCATCGCCATCGCGCCGCCGCTGCGCGCCGCGGTCGTGGTTGGGGAGCCGCTGATCCTCTCCCTGCCGAGCGTGCCGATGCGGCTGGTCTCGGACGACGAGGCGGCGAACCCGACGCGGCCCGGGCCCTTCGCCGCCGTCACCATCCGCCTTGAGGAAGCCCTCTGATGTCCGGCACCCCACGCCTCAGCAACCAGGCCGCGGCCGCCTCCACTGCGCCGATCGCCACGCCGGTGGTGCTGGTCGAGCTCGACTTCGCCACCGGCCCCTTTCGCGTCTGGACAGGGCTCGGCCCGCTGGACTGGGCGGGGAAGGTCTTCGAGGGCGCCGGCAGCATCGGCGCCATCTCGGATGTCGAGGAGACGGTCGAGCTGCGCGCCGTGCGGCTGACCCTCGCACTCTCGCCCGTGCCGCAGGAGGTGGTGGATATCGCGCTGGCCGAGCGCAGCTATCGCCTGCGGCCGGTCACGCTGTGGGGTGCCCTGCTGGATGCGCAGAGCGCCTTCGTGGCGGACCCGTTTCCGCTCTGGGCGGGACTGATGGACACGATGGAGGTGACAGACGGCGCCGAGCCCTCCGTGGCGCTGGCCTGCGAAAGCCGGCTGGTGGACCTCGAGCGGGCCGAGGTGCGGCGCTACACCGATGCCGACCAGCAGGCGGAATACCCCGGCGATCGTTTCTTCGAGTTCGTCCCCGCCCTACAGGAGGCGGAGATCCGGCTGCCGAACCAGTGACGCGGCTGCCCGACTGGCCGGAGCGACTGGCGGCGCTGATCACCGCCGCGGAGCATCGCCCCTTCGACGCGGCGCGCTGGAACTGCGGGCGCCTTGCCCTGGCCGCGGTGGCGGCCTGCATCGGACAGCAGCCAGCCTGGCAGCATCGTCTCTCCCTGGCGGAGATGGCCGACACCGCCGGCTTCCCGCGAATGCCAGTGCCGTTCGCCCGCGCGGGCGACGTGGTTCTTGCCGCCGATCCCGATCGCCTCGGCGTCGTGCTCGACGCCGGGCGCGCTGCCTTCGTCGGATCCGCGGGCCTGATGCGCGCGCCGATCACGACCTGCGCCGTGGCGTGGCGCATCGGCTGGTGAGGGACTGACAGACCATGCCCGTCGCCATCCCCTTCATCGCCGCCGCGGCGGGGGCTGCCGCCTCGGCCGTCATTGGCGGCGGCGTCCTGGGCGCCGTGGCGGCCGCAGGCGCCGCCCTGGTGGTGTCCGCCGTGGGTGCCGCGGTCTTCCGCCCCAAGTCGCCCTCCGCCGCCCGCAGCGCCAACGTCACGCCAGGGACCGACACCGGTCCCGGCTCCGGCTTCGATCCCCGCACGCCCGGCGCCGGCCGCACCCAGTCCTTTCGCCAGCCGATCACCGAGCACCAGATCGTCTTCGGGCGCTGCCGCACCTCCGGCCCGGTGGTGTTCCTGCATTCCGCCACCGACGATGAGGGCCGCGCTGACGGATTCCTACATGTCGTGGTGGTGCTGGCTGCCCACCGCGTCCGCGCCATCGGCGAGGTGTTCCTGAACGGCACCGCCTCGACCGATGCGAAGTTCGCTGGCCTGCTGCGCATCGAGCGCGCGCTGGGCGATCCCGGCCAAGTGGCCAACGCCAACCTCGTGGCGGACACCGGGGGCCAGTGGACCGCCGCGCATCGTGGCCAGGGGCGGGCCTATCTCGCCGTGCGGCTCAAGCTGCGGCCCGAGGCCTTTCCCTCCGGCGCGCCCAGCCTGTCGGCCATCGTCGAGGGGGCGGACACCATCCTTGACCCGCGCACCGATGCCACCGGCTGGTCCGACAATCCCGCGCTGTGCCTGGCCTGGTACCTGACCTCGCCCTTCGGGTGGCGCGCCGCCTGGGCGGATATCGACCTGCCGGCGCTCATGGCGGCGGCCAACATCTGCGACGAGATCATGGGCCGGCGCGATGGCACCGCGGAGCGGCGCTACACCGTCAATGGCGCCGTCACCCTGGGCGAGGGCAAGATCGCCATCACCCGCAAGCTGGTCGCCGCCATGGCCGGCGCCCTCGTGGTGAGTGGGGGTCGCTTCTACATCCATGCCGGGGCGCCCGCGCTGCCGGCGGCGACGCTGACCTCCGACGATCTGCGCGGCGACGTCACCATCGTCGGCTCGCGGCCGCGACGGGATCTCTTCAACGGGGTGCGCGCCGTCTACGTCGAGCCGGCCGCCGCCTGGCAGCCCACCGATGCGCCGCCGCTGCTCGCCAGCAACTACGTCACCGAGGATGGTGGCGAGGCCATCTACCGGGACATGGAGTTCCCGCTCACCACGAGCGCCAGCACGGTCCAGCGCCTGATGAAAATCGAGCTGGAGCGCAACCGCCGCCAGCGCGAGGTGGCGATGCAGGCCAACCTCTCGGCGCTGCGGCTGCGGCCCTGGGATGGGGTGACCGTTGCCCTGGAACGGCTGACACCATTCCCGGCTCGGGTGACCGGATGGGCCCTGGCGCCCGATGGCGGGGTGAACCTGCAACTGGCCGAGGAGGACCCGGCCGTCTGGGCGTGGAACCCGGCGACGGATGAGCGCGCGACGGGGCAGAACCCCTCGGTGGTGCTGCCGAACCCGGGCGTGATCGCGGCACCCGCCGCCATCCTGGTGGAGACGCCGCTCGAGACGACCTTCACAGCGATCGCGGTGTCCTGGTCGGCGGTGGGCTCGGCCTATCTCGCCGGCTACGAGATCGAGTTCCGCCCGGCCTCCGTTGCCGTCTGGCAGGGATACGCAGGGGGACTTGGCGCCACCGCCGTGGCGATCCCCACCGCGGAGCCCACCGCGTTCCGCGTGCGGGCGCAGGCGCGTAGCGGGGCCGTGTCGGGCTGGCGCGAGGCGCTGGTGCCGGCCGCCGCGTCCGGCTTGGCGGCAACCGGCATCGTCGGCGGTGTGCGTCTGTCGGGCGGCTTTCCTGCGGATGCAGTCCGGCTGCAGGTGTTCGAGGCCACCAGCGCCAGCCTGGCCGCCGCGACCAAGCTGGCAGCCGAGCCCACCGCACTCCCCTGGGACCGCACCGGCCTCACCACCGGCCAGACCCGCTGGTACTGGCTGCGCAGCGTCTCGGCCGAGGGCAACGTCTCCGCCTTTGCCGGCCCGGTCACCGCCACCGCCCTCTGATCGGAGAACGCCATGCCGGCCCGCATCGACGACCTGCTGGTCCTCAACGCCAATCTCAACAAGACCGACTTCGCCAAGTACCTCCGCGACCGCGAGGCCGTGCTGCCGAATGATTTCGGCGGGCTGGGCGATGGCGTGGCGGATGATCGCATTGCCATCCAGGCGGCCTTCGATCGCGCCGGCGCGGACCAGAAATTCGCGATGATCCCGCCCGGCACATGGAACGTCTCCGGCACCGTCACCCTGCCGGGCGGGGCGCGCGGCCTGATCATGCAGGGGACCATCCGCTACACCGGCACCGCACCCACCTCCGTGCTGGTGCTGGGCGATGGCGGCACCATCCGCAACGCGGAGAAGCTCTACACGGGGCTGAACGTGATCCGGCAGACGCTGTCGGACTGGTCGTCCGAGGCTGACATCGGCATCACCGTGCGCAACGTCGATGCGAGCCAGATCGAGCTGCGGCGGGTGGAAGGCTTCACCATCGGCATGCGCACGCTGGGCGATGGCCGCGGGGTGGAGGACAGCACCTTCACCCTGGGGCGCATCGTCAACAACCGCATCGGCCTCGACATCTGGTGCGCGACGGCCACGGCCTGGAACACCTCGATCCGCTACTACGGCGGCCACTTCGCGCAGGCGACCGGGGTGAATGCCGCGCAGGACCGCTTCGGGATCCGGCTCGGCAATGAGCCCGGCGCCTATACCAACCACAATCGCCATGTCTTCGACGCGCCAAACTTCGAGCTGCGCCAGGCCGGCAGCAACATCGCCATCCCCTTCCTGAACCAGACCTCAGGCAGTGCCATCATCGCCCGCAACATGCGCATGGAGGCCTGCTCGCCGATGGCCGCACGGCACACCGCCGGCGCCCAGGATTGCGAGTACGACATCGCCTGGACCAATACCTACCTGGTCGGGATCGACTACACCGCCACCGCCAATCGCTGCGGCAATGCGGTGTTCAACCGGCACCGCGCGCCCGCATCGCGCTTCCAGCGGTTCCTGGCCGGGGTGCCGAACACCCGGGCGGCGGCGTTCCGGCAGTCGGCGACGGAGGTTGGGGTGGAGGGGCTGATCACCATCGCCACCTCGACCACCACCGCGACCTTCATGGCGGATTTCTGCTTCAACGGGCTGACCGACCTGACGCCGACCGATCGCGCGGTGACGCTGGCGGCGAACCGCGGGCTGGGCTGGATGCTCGATACCACCCAGGCGAAGGAGTTCGCGTTGGCGCATTGGCTGACGAGCGGCGCCTCGGGCGGGCGACTGTTCGTGCGGGTGTTCGACGGGGCGGGGAATGTCCGCGAGGACATCTCGGGCGATGTCCTGGCCTCCATCACCACCATGCAGTGGAACGGGCCGGCGAAGGGGTGGAACGCCGGGGCGCCGATGGACGATGCCAATTTCAATCGGCGGCAGACCATCCGCGTCGGTGCGTCCGTGGCCTATGCGCAGGTCGGGGTGATCGGGTTCGACGGACCGATCGACCTGCAATCGCTGCGCCTCTACGGGCTGCCGGAGGCGGCACCCGCGGTGCTGAACGGCACGCCGTTGCTGACCGGGGCACTGGTCGGCTCAGGGCGGAGGGAGTTCGCCGCGGAGCTGGCCTGGGATCTGCCGAGCCTGGCGCCAGGGGCGACCGCGCTGCTCGACGTCACGGTGAACGGGGCGCGGGCCGGCGACCTGGCAACGGCGTCGCTGGTGTCGTCGACCCGATTCATCGAGCTCGATGCAGCGGTCTGGTCGAACAACACGGTGCGGGTGATGGCGCGGAACATCTCGGCGGCAACATTCGATCTGGCGGCAGCCACGCTGTCTGTAGGGGTTGCCAAGCGACGGGTGCCTTGAGGCGCATCCCAGAACCGTCGATACGCTCCAACTGGGTCAATCCAACCGCGTTGTTCGCAGCCGAAGTGCATTCCCGACCACGCTCACCGACGACAGCGCCATGGCCGCCGCCGCGATGATGGGCGACAAAAGGATGCCGAACATCGGATACAGCACGCCCGCCGCGATCGGTACGCCGGCCGCATTGTAGGCAAAGGCGAAGAACAGGTTCTGCCGGATATTGCCCATCACAGCCTCCGACAGCCGCCGCGCCCGCACGATGCCCATCAGATCCCCGCCGAGCAGCGTGATGCCCGCGCTTTCGATCGCCACGGCCGTGCCAGTGCCCATGGCGATGCCCACCTCGGCCGCCGCCAGTGCCGGCGCGTCGTTCACGCCATCGCCTGCCATGGCGACGCGGCGCCCCTCCGCCTTCAGCTTTTCTATGATGCGCTGCTTATCCTCGGGCAGGACCTCCGCCTCGACCTCTGTGATGCCAAGCCGCCGCGCCACGGCCTCCGCCGTCGTGCGGTTATCGCCAGTCAGCATCACCACCCGCACGCCATCCTTCGCAAGACCCGCGAGTGCCGCCGCCGTTGTCTCTTTCACCGGATCGGCCACGGCGACGATCCCGAAGGCGCGGCCATCCACCGCCACGAAGAAGACCGTGGCGCCATCACCGCGAAGACGCTCGGCTTCCGCCGATAGGGCGCCGACATCCACCTTGGTCTCATCCATCAGCCGGGCGTTGCCTACCGCGACCTGGCGTCCCTCGACCGTGCCGGTCACGCCGCGACCAATAGGGGCATCGAAGCCCTCGACTGACGGCACGACGACGCCGCGCTTTTCCGCCGCCCGCACCACGGCTTCGGCGAGGGGATGTTGGCTGGGCCGTTCCAACCCCGCCGCCAGCCGCAGCACCTCCTCCTCGGCCACGCCTGCTGCCGGGATCACAGCCACGACGTCCGGCCGCCCCTGGGTGAGCGTGCCGGTCTTGTCGACGACGAGCGTGTCGATCCGCTCCATGCGCTCAAGCGCCTCGGCGTTCTTGATCAGCACCCCCGCCTGCGCACCCCGGCCCACGCCGACCATGATGGACATCGGCGTCGCCAGCCCCAGCGCACACGGGCAGGCGATGATCAGCACCGTCACCGCGGCAACCAGCGCGAAGGCGAGACGCGGCTCTGGCCCCCACACCGCCCAGACTGCGAAGGCGACCAGCGCGATGCCCACGACCACGGGCACAAACCAGCCGCTGACCTGGTCAGCCAGACGCTGGATTGGCGCGCGGGAACGCTGCGCACCCGCGACCATGCGCACGATCTGCGCCAGCACCGTGTCCTGGCCAACGCGATCGGCCCGCATGACGAAGCTGCCCTGGCCGTTCAGCGTGCCGCCGACGACCTGATCACCCACCGTCTTGGTGACCGGCACTGCCTCACCCGTCACCAAGCTCTCATCGACGTTGGACGCACCCTCCAGCACAGCGCCGTCGAGCGGCACCTTGTCACCGGGACGAACGCGCAGCCGATCGCCGACCACGATGGCGGCCAGCGGCACCTCCTCATCCGAACCATCGTCGCGCAACCGACGGGCTTGGGCTGGCGCCAGATCGAGCAGCGCTCGGATGGCGCCTCCCGTCTGTTCGCGCGCCCGCAGTTCGAGCACCTGCCCAAGCAGCACCAGCACGACGATCACCGCAGCGGCCTCAAAATACACCGCCACCGAGCCATCCGCCGCACGGA